AGGACTTTCATTTAAGTGCATGTACAAGATCTGCATACTCTTTAGATCTTAGGTAAGTTTGCAAGGTTAGTAAATCTTCTTCATACCATTTAACTTGATTAACTCTTTCATAACCTTCATCCATCTCAGCTTTACCAGCTGCCGGGTGCAGGTGTTCAATTATCACATCTGGTAGATAAACAAGACAGCCAAGATCTATTGCTAATTGTTTTACAAAGTTATCAAAATACAAATGTATGCAACCGGGAAAAGTAATACCTCTTAGCTGATCAACAATATCTCTGGTCATTGCAAAAGCTGTAGGTAGATTTTGTCCTTGCAAAAGATCATCACCATAGGCAATGCCGGTTTTACCTAATAACGCTTTTTCAAAAGCCTTGTCCCAATCCAGCGATCTAGGCAGGTGATCATCACCCATGAAAATGTACAGATCATAAAGAGGGAAGCGACTGTAATCAAGTAAATGCACCGCAGCATCATTAAGAGCTTTGGCACAACCGCCCGTCTTATTCTCCGAAGGCAAGCATTTATAGTCTTCATTTTTCGCATACTCATCCCATTTTGCATCATCATTATCTATAACAGCATACAGATCTACAGATGCGTTTGTGCCAAGAAAAGATGCAGCTAGTCTGGCCATGTTTTCAGGTCTGCCTCTACTTGGCACAATCACGCAGCTTTTCATGAGAGAAGGGTATGCAGGTTAATTTTTAGTTATGAGTATTTCATATAGCGTGTCTAGCTTATTTTCTATGCGCCTGACTCTGCCCTCTAAATTATGCCCACCATTATGGTCATCTTTTAGCTCTGATAAATAGTGTTTGACTATCCATCTAATACCTGCAAAAACAGAGGCAACAATTGTTAAAAGAGCTACTGCAAGAGCGGCCATGTCATTGGCACTCATTAGCTATTACGGCCAAAGGCCTTATCTGTGCCATCAAAGTATCTGATTAAAGGAGCGACTAACGCACCTGCAAGGATAGATAGCTCAGGGCGTATGTCAGCTACTAAAGCTAAAGCTGTAGTGACAGTAGCAGCGGCTAGACTGCGTAGATAGGATTTGATAATTGCCTTTTGTTTTGCGCTCAGTTTCATTTTATTCCTAACTGTTTGATTTTATTTTGCACTTGATTTTTATTCATGGTTATTTCAAAGTGCATTTCATCCTTACGCTTTTTGTAGTTGCCGCCCCAAGCCAAGCCATACTTAACTAAAAGCAATTGTATAGTATTTCTTTGCTCTTTTGTAAATGTATTTGACTTACCTAAAGGGTGTTTTGTAGCGTTCAAATCTACAGCTGTGCCGGATGAGTGATTGCTTAAAACTTTATTTGATCCTCTAGTCATCCTAAAAGCATAACCCCAGTCATCTAATTGACCTTGGTCAATAGGCTCTACAAGCTCATCAAACTCTTGGCAAAAGGCAACAAGTATTGGTGCTACATCTTTTGCACATGCAATCTTAAGAGATGTGGCTGGTATGGCAAAAGATTGTATGCCTATAGCTTTGCGGTCTTCACTAGCCGGCCATCCATTAGGACTTGTTAGCTCAATAATTCTTGCCATCCATTACACACTTCTTCAAGATTGTGCCGTTAGCCAAGTATCAATTTTGCTTCATCGGCAGTTAAGCCAAGTTTTTCTAAAATGGCTAGGCGTGCTGCTTGTTTGGCTTCATGCTCTGAATTATCAATTATTGGCGCAACAGGCAAATCTTGTAATTCCCAATCGTTACCATTCCAAACAACAACTTTTCCTTTAGTTGCTTTTGGCGCAACAATTTCTGTTGCATGTGCTGGTATTAAATAAACGCCTGATTCTAATGGACTTTCATCCGCTAAACTTTCTCCAACAAAATATCCGTTTTCAGGATTGTAATTGTAAATTTTCATGATTCTCCTTAGAATTTAATGCAAGCGAGTAAAGCAACATTGTATGGTCGAACTCTTCCAAACTGTAATGTTTCGATGTTACCTGATGTGCCACTACCACCGCTTGCATTAGAAGTTGAATCAAAATCTGAACCACCTGAAAGTGGAAAATTTGATGCGCCTGATCTGTTGTATGCTAAAGCGGAAGCAACTTGAGTTGAACCAAAAGATCGACCCGAATCAATTGTTCCATCATCGACCCAACCTCTAGCAAAATAACCTCGCATATCAGGAACATTAAATGTTGTTGAACCATCACCAACGCCGAATGTTGTGCTAATGGCAGTAAATAAATCTGAATAAGTTGAGCGAGATACTGCTGCGCCGTTTGCTTTTAAATATCCAGTTGGTGCAGAATTTTTTCCGTAAAAAATTACTGTTCCAGCAGGAGTGCCACCGGTTGCCGCCGCACCTGCGCCTTTAATAAATATGGCGGCTGAAGTACTAGTAAAATCTAATGTGCCGCTTTCATATTGTGCTAATGCTAATGATGCAGATGTATTAACTGTGGCTGTACCGGCTGTAATTGTTGAAACTCCGCTACCTAAATTTGTTATTTGTACTGTGTCACCGGCTGCAAACAATCCGGTATTGACTGTAATTGTTGTAGCACTTGTAGATGTCATTGATATTGCAGTGCCAGCATCCGCGGCTACTAATGTATATGAAGCTGTTTTAGCTGAGGCGGCTCCGCCAAGCATTGCAGTCTGTTGCAGGGACGTGAGCTGACTGGCAAGCAAAACTTGGCCAGTGGTAAATGTCTGTTTTGCCATGTATCTCCTAGTAACTCAAACTATCTTCATCAAGTACACCATCAACGGCTGAGTCTAGCAAAAAACCTACCGCAAAGGGTTGAGCACATGAAAATGTTACAAGAAAAGAATTAGGGGTAATCTGGTATTGCACCCCTGCTATAACACTGTCACTGACTACATTGCCGGCAGGTAAGGTTTGCGTGACCTCAATAGGGTTAAAAATATCAAGCTCTAAAGCCGCTGTAGTCCTAGCAGGATCATCTTGACTATAGGCATCTACAGTCAAAGAGTTTAGTTGTATATCAACACCTTGCTCTTTGCGTGAGGCAATAATCATTTGAGCTTGAGATAGAGCATCTGCCTCAGTCTGCATAAGGCCTGATCTGACCCTACTATGCTGAAAATAATCATCAATGCTTGTAGTGTCACTAGCTGTTTGAGCTGTCAATCCAGATGGCGTGACAGTTACTTTGTTAATCATTTGAAAGTCAGATATATCAAATTCAACATTTTGAAAGGTAATATCACCTGATCCATTGACATCTGAAAATTTTGTAAGTGAAGATCCAGAGGCAGTAATGATGTCTGTCCTTGACATGAACTTGACAAAGCCCCTTTGATCCACATACAAAGCCCCGGTTTCTGTTTGCTCAATTTCTTGCAGAGAGGCAAGTAAAGATCTTGAGTTGCCGCTATCGGCTTGTACTGTAGTAATAGCTGTTGTAGATATGTCCCTCATGCCACCCGGCCAATCTCCAGCATCAAGCAAACTTGTAACCCTTTGCGCTGTGGTCTGTCCGGCACTACCACCACTGACTGTAGTCAAGGTAGTAAGGTTTAGCAGCTGAAAACCATCTACACAATTGAGCGTTACATAGGCAGGGTCAAATCCGCTAGGACTTTTGTAATTCCACTCTTGAACATAAAAAGATCCAAGGCTGTACTTAATGCTGTTGAAAGTTGCAGTCATGCGTATCTTACGCATAGGTTTAATTTTGCCGTACAGAGATGAGGATGTATTGGCAGGGTTAAATGTACCTGTTTGATCTACAAATACTATTTTTGCATTGCCACCAATAAATGAGTCAGAGGATCTATTGAAGGCACGCCTTATGTAGCACTGAGTCACAAAGGCTGTTATATCTACAATATCTGCGGCAGCTGTACCTAAAACAGCTGAGTCTAAAACTGTATTGATGTCATCTAGGACAAGGCTCGGGTCAAAACTAGCTCCGTTTGAGAAATCTATCTCCGCCTTAAATACTGCCGCCGGCATTATCTACCTAGGTTTGCTAACTGGGTGACTGCACCGGTGCGGTTTAAGTTATACAAAACATCTTGGATTACAGATTGTAATTGACCCTCAGAGATTACAGAGCCTTGCACATTTACAACCACCTTTGTACCCATGCTACCCATGCGATCTAATGGGATTACAGCCTCAGCTCCAGCTTCTCCGATCATTGCCATTGTTGGCTTATTAACAATGCCACCATCTGCCATGCGTGGTATATCTAAGAGGTTTTGATAATAAGCAATTGCTTGAGCGGTCAATCTACCACTAGCCGCTGCACCGGATCCGGTTGGATCCATTTTGCCCAATTGTTTTTTTAGATCTAATCTAACTTGCTCTCCGGCTGCAATTGGGTCTGCACCTGATAAAATTTGTTGTTGTATTTTGGGACTTATTTGAGATAAATCAGCTTCTACAGTTGGTAAAGTAAATTTTTTCTTGCTCAGTTCATCCATTAAAGCAAGCATTTTGCGTAACTCATCATTAGCTGCAAACAATTGTTGTAAGTAGAGTAAGACTTCAACAGTAGTCATACCCCATTTTTTAGCTAACATCTCAACCTCTGCGGTTGTAATTTTCCCATCCTCAATAACTTTAAGTACATCTGCATATCTCAAAGCTTCATCAATAGCTTTAGCGGTACCATCTGCTAATTTTTGTAATAACTTTACGCGGATCTCATCCTCACCTGACAATTTACGGCTCAAGGCAGCTTGTAGGTTAATTCTATCCATGTCAAACATAGCTGATAACTCAGCCTTCTTTTTGTCTAATGCTTGTTGCGCTGTTTTTTCTGCGGTTAATTTTTTCTCTCTAGCCAAATTATCTGCCTGTATTTTCTTTAGCATTTCAGCATAGGTCAATTGTTTTTTGGTACTCTTACCTTGATTTTGTAAAGCATCTAAAACTGATCCGGATAGGCCGTATAAACCTTGTTCTTTTAATATGCGTTCTTGCCTTAATTTAATACCATCTTTTTCTAATTGTTGTAACTTACTTGATTCACCAACTAAGCCTTGTAGTAAAACAATGGCGACATCTAAATATCCACCTAAGCCTTTATCACCAAAAGATTTAGAAGTACCAACCATTATGTCGCTAAATTGAGTTGCAACATTTTCTAGTTTATAGCCAAACACATCTAATTGATCTGATCCAGTTGCTATCAATGATGCGGCTGTAATGAATCCCTGACCTAATGTTTCAGTGGCTTCACCTGCACTAATCTTAAATGATTCTAGTTGGCCTGCAAATGTTTTAGTTTGTGCTTCGGCTGATCCGGCATATTTATCTAAATTCTGCATTAACTCTACAAAGCCCATTGATTTGGCTTCTGCGGCTGTAAATCCAACACCTAAAGCCCCTATTGATTTATAGTTTCCTATCGCCGCCTTGTTTATAGCATCAAGCACACTATTCAAATCAGCACCAGTGCCGGCTGAAATATCTAATGCTTTACTTAATAATGTTTGTGATATTTGCAGATCACCAGTTTGTGAAATAAGTTGTCGCAATGCAGGTACTAATTGATCCTCAGTGATATTTGTAGCGCGTTGTAAATCGGCTATAAAATTTTTTACACCGGGCAGTTCAAATTGTTCCCCAATGCTTTTCAAAGAAATTTGTAATTGTTTATCTAATCTTTCTTGAGCTAATGCAGCCGCGATAGAGTTTTTGACAAATACAGCTAGACCTGCCGCTGCGCCAATTGCCCCAACCTTGGCAAAAGACTTTAATCCAAATGCCCCAGTTGCAACAGCTTTATCAAAACCTTTTAATTCTTTAGTTGCACGCTGCAAACCTTTTTTATCAAATTTGGTAAGAAAGTTAATTACAACATTTTGACTCAATGCCATTACACACCCCCAAATGATTGTTTGAGATATTTGTCAATAACAGCCTGTATGCCGGCTAAAGCTTGTGCGCCTTTTTCAGCTGTAGCTTTGTAGATTACTCTTTTACCTTTACCATCTCCGGCAATTGCGCCATGAGTTTGTGATACTTTACGGATAAAGTATTCACTAGCATTAGGGTTGCGGCTTACGCGCCTTGTTTTGCCTCTGCTCCTAGCCGTACCGCTGCCTGTCAATTCAAAAATTATTCCCGGCACTGAGGCATTTACCAAGGCTAGAGCTGTTGTTTCAATACCAAAGCCGCGCCTAGCTACTTTAACTTGTGCGCTTGTAATTTTTACACCGGCTATAGCCTCTTGTTGCGACCATTGCCATCTGGATTGATTTGTTTTGCCGTAGGTACGGCCTCTGTGAGTTTGATCAAAAGCCCATCCCCATGTAGGTGGATAATAAGGCTTAGTATCTCTCCAGCCAGGAAACACCTCTGCCGGTATAAAACTCTTGGCTAGTTTTTCTACAGGTTTTATTTGTTTGCGTAATTCTTTCTTAAATAATTTTTTTGCATCTGGATTCACCTTCTCTATTTTTTTCATAAGTTCATCTAATCCTGATACATAAACAGCCTTGAGAGATCTGTCTGACTTAAGCTTTGCCACTATCTCCGCCTGACTGTCCCTTTTGTTTTTGCAGCCTGTTCTTGCAATATTGCTTTAATCGCCATATACACTGCCGGATCAACCTCTAATAAATCTTTAGGGCTAATACCTGTGCTAACCGAAATGGCGGCGACTTCCCAAATTTGTCCATGTCGGTCTAGCCATTTTTTGCTTCATACAACAAATCAACATCTATAAATTCATTGATGTAATCATCACCAAACTCTTTGTCCGTTTTGCCCGCCGCCTTTTCAAGAGCATGTGCAAACCACCAAAGATCTGACTCAAGTTGTAGTTCACTTAATCTCTTACGCCATCCTGTCTTAAACTCAGCCTCAAAGGCTACTTTGACAGATGGCGTAAGATCATAAGTAATCTTTTTACCGTCTTTCTTTGTTATTTCAATCTTGTGCATGTCCCACCTTTTCTTCTTAGCTTGTAGCTTTAGTCAATGCTGTTACTGGGAAGGTCACTGAGGCTGTAGCAGCTGAATCTGTGCTGCCTGAGATCGGTGTCCATTGAGTAATCAAACATGACATGCTATAGCTTGGATTTGTAGCTGATACTGTACCGGTAACTGGGATCAATTTGATTGCCAGTTTTGAACCAATCGCATCTTCAAAAAGACTGTTCACTGAAGCTGCCGCAAAATCGTTGAAGATTTCCATAGAAACTGAGCTTACCTCAACGCCCCCCACCATATTTTGTATATTATCGTTCATGGCGGTGATAGTTACTGCCTCTACTTCGCGGTTAAGACTTACAGTGCTGACAAATGAAGATATGGTTGATGTACCTACAATGACTGCTACTTTATTACCCATAAATATGGCCATATTTTTCCTTTCGCTAACCTATCAACTCCACTGAGTATTGATAACTTAGGTAATCAATACTAGCGGATGTTATTGTGCCTGGTGATGCAGACACAACTCTTAAAGTTTGCACTGCACCGCTTAGTGTTTTATCAGCCTCAATAGCGGCTTTGATTGAGGTTGAACCGGATGAGCTGAGTAGCCCATCCAATCTTGATTGTCCATCTTTTTCGCTCATGCGCCCGACCATAACAATTATATTGCAGGTTGCAGAGTCAAAGCCTCTGTTAAGTGTGTAATCATAATTCATAGACAATTGACCAATAACTGCAAAAGCATTATTGGTAGGGACATTTGTAGAATCAGGGACATAATCCATGACACGCAATCCTGTGATAGCTGTAAGAGCTGTTTTAAGATTTGTCCTTACTGTACTTGGCACCATTAGGCAATAGCAATCTTTTGATAAGCCCTAATCATCTGTGACACATCTCTGCCTACTGGTGACATGCGTATGACCCCTAGATCACCAAGACCTAAGACACCGCCCGGAGCATCTTTGCGCTTGTATAGATCAGCTGTAAGAATTAAACAAGCTACATTGACATCACTTGGTACAGATGGCCAGCCAAACTTAGCTGTAACTTGTACGCCGGGGCGTAAGCCGTTTTGTGTTAAGCCCGGAAATATAGGCCAAGTTTCAGTATTAGATACCATGGTCAATTGTGTAAAGGGTCTGCCAAGAGCTGAGGCTGTCAGCGGATCCATAATAAAATCTGTGTTCAAAGTTAGTGTTTTTGTGTAAGTGCCATTGCCGGCTTCATCTACTTTTACTATAAGACCAGTGGTGCTACTAATGTCATCTGTATAAACAAAGACATTTGAGTAGGCTCTATAAAGGCGTACTGTAGCTGAGGTGTCAGCATAAAATCTGCGGTTAGCAATCTTGTCAATTGAGCGTGATGCTGACTCCACTAAGGTTTCAAGTAAGGTGTCATCTGTTGTATCTGAGATAGACAAGTAAGCCTTCATGGCTGCAAGTGTCGCGTAGCCGTTTGTTATAGCCATGGCCAGTATCCAAAACCTGTATTGCTCTGGGACATTAAGCAAACTCCAATTCTTAAATACTGGCCATAGTTAGGATCTAAGCCCCTTGGAAGGGTAAGGGGCTTAGAAACTTATTGCTTAGAAGCTTGGTGCGGCTAAGCCAGTACCATTGATCTGAGCAATTGCGCCGGGATAACGCAGTGATGTAAAGGCTGACATACCAAACATGACAATGTTGATTGCAACCTTGCCATTTGGCTCTTCAAACTTAACATAAGTAGGTGAGCCAGCTTCTTCCCAAAGATGACACTCATTAAGATCAACCACAAAGATTGTATCTTGATTAGTGCCTGCGCCAATATTTGTTGCAACATTCGCATCAGTAATAATTGGCAATCCAAGAATTGAATAACCGCTATTGCCGTATTGTGGTGTTCCATTGCCTGTTCCAATTGCGTTCATTGGATTGTAAGCGTTTGGTACTACAAGTGGGCGATTTGAACCATCTACTCCAGCCAATAGGAAACCTAAGCGGCGTGGGTGCATGATGATTGCATTTGGATTAGCATAAATTGTAGATTGAATCTGTTGGATTGAATCTGCAATTTTTGGATAAAGGCCTGCAACTGTACCTGTGGTCGCTGTGTAAGTAACCAAGATTCCTGTTGTCATACCTTTTAGACCTAATGGCTGTCCATTTGATCCTGATCCATTTAGAAGCGCATCATCAAGTTTTGTGTGATAAGCGCGTAACAAATCTGCTAATACAATGTTTTCAATATTGTATCCGCGTAGTAATGCTTGTTTTGAGATGCTGTTTTGTCCAGCGATTGTGTTCACATTTACTGTGAGTGTTGTATCGTCTGGATCTGTGCTAACTGCGGCTGTGTTTTCAGATGTTTGATAAGCAACACCTGTACCGGTTGTAATACGGCTGATAACCACTGACATACCCTGTGCAGGTAGTGGATGCTTGCGTGCGGCATCTGCAAACGGCCTACCGGCGCGTGCTAATGGTGCATACAAATCAACTAGATATTGTGGTACTACAAGACCTGCAAAATTACCTGAATCAGATGCACGCTTTTCAACAGCCATTTCTTTTTGATGGCGTTGAATACGCTCTGCCGCATCATAGTCATTTGCGAATTGAGCTTTTAGTGCATCACCTAAGAATTTATCTGCGGTGCGCTCTGAGTAAGTTAATTCTTCGCGTGTGACAGTAAAACCGCCGGCGCGTGTTTCTTTGTTTGTATCAACATTGGCATCAACTTTGGCAGCTAAATCAGCAGCCTTTTGATTGCGCAATTCAATATCTGACATCTGCTCAATTCTTTCATCTAACTTTTTTACTTCAAGGTTTAGTGCCTCTACATTGGCAAGTTCAACCTCTGATAGATCGCGTAGCTCTTCTGCTGCACGCTCTACTGTTGATGAAATAAGAGCAGTCTTTGTTTCACGCTTCTCACGCAGAGAGGCTAGAAATGTATTTGACATTTTTCTCCTATAAATTAGTTTGGTTTGTGAGAAGGTGTGACTCGCTGCAATACAGGGTCAGGTGTTCTACTCTTTATATTATATCTGTTTTTTTAAGTTTTGTAATATTTGTACAGCTGTGTTGTATCTTGGTTTCTTCTCTTTGTCTTCATGATAATCTCTATCTTGGTTTGCTATGTTTTCTGCCCAAGACTTACCGGCATCACCGCCCCATAATGCCCAAGCAATTCTGCCGTTTGATGGGTAGCCATCTTCTCCGGGACTAAAGCCCTCAGCTTGTTTATCTACTTCATGTCTTGCAAAAAAAGATACCATGCGATTGACTGTTTCTAAAGGCAAGTCTTTGCCACCTGCAATATCTCTACCTCTTGCAATACCTATTTCAGTGCCACCTCTGCCAAACTCTCTACGCCAATCAAGTCCTCTTTGTGCCTCTGACCTCATTGCAGCTGTAGGTGTATAGCTAACAGCTCTTGATTGATCAAATCCAGATATATCATAGGTTTCTGGCATAACAGCCCAGCGATTGCAATAATATTCAGCTTTGACATTAGCATCCCATAATTCACAATAAGGTGATTCATAAAATAGACAATTAGCGCAATTGCGACCCTCTGGCACATCTTCACTAGATGCCGGTCTGTAGTTTTGTGGTAACTCTCTTGTGCCAAACTCTGCAATGTTAATAGCTGTTAATTGTTCCTCAGCTTGAGCTAGTGTTTTGTGACAGCCTAAAACCTCATTGTTATCATCTTTAACTACTGCAAAGCCTTCGCAGTCTGGGTGATCACTTACTATGCTGTATGGCATCTAATATCTTCCTAGCTTCATCTAGTCTAGGTGTAACTTGAGGCGCACCTTGTCGCACTCCGGCAACAGCGGCCATATCTCCATAAGCTCCAAAGGTTACAAGTGATACCTCAGCTAGATGTGCCTTGATACGCTCCATCACACCATCTGGTCTTTTGCGATTTTTAATCGGCATAAAGCCAATAGATAATTGATCTAGTGCGCCATCTCTTACTAGCTCTAAAGCTTCATCACCTTCTCTTGTTTTGGAAATTCTAAACTCTGCATATAAACCTTCATCTGTTTCTTTTAAGAGTGTGGCTCTACCTAACACATTATTTTCCCCATGGCCGCGCAAAAGTTTTACTCTGTGAGGGGCGCGAATTACATCTGCAAAAACACCTTTTCTGAATATCTCAGTGATAGTGTTATTTATACGCTGCTCTTTGTTATATGGGACTGCCATGCCATAGATAGTGCGCCCATCACCATCTGCAAGGCGTAATTCAAACTCAACATTGTAACGCCTATTTTCTATGTCATTGCTCATTGTCAGTTACCTCTTGTATCTGTGCGGTTGCATCTGTTTCAACATCATTTTCGCCGACCTCATAATCCATTGATTCAAGATTTTCTCTCTCTCTGACTTCATCCACAGTTAAAAATCCGCTTGATAATGCTGTTGCATAAGCCGCATATCTACTAGCTGTATCTGTCTTTAACATAGAATCATACTTAAATTTAGCAGTCTGTCCACGCACTAATAAATCTGAAAAAGCAGCTTCTATTCTTTCGGCTATGGGTTGAATTGAAAACTTGATCAGCTGTAAGTTTTCTTCTTCAACATTGCTATAGGTGCGGCTACTGTTTGGTGCGCCCAGATAGTAGGCCGGTATTCCAAGGATGTTTGCGGCCTCTGTAAGTCCGGCTGTTTGTGCCTCTACTAATTGGCTTTCAGCTGCGTTACTACTTAACACCTCAAAGTCTGTGGATGCGTTCATAACTACAGGTGATCTATTGCGTGATGAGTACATTGACATCCATGCAGACTTAAGAGCATCCGCTTCCTCACTTGTAAGATCTGGATTAGCTGATTTAATTACAGCTGTTGGATTTACTCCGCCATCAAAGTATCTTGCAGCATATTCATTGATAGCAATTTCTTTTCCTAATGATTGTTTTGCAACAGCTAAAATACCTCTACCTACAATGTCACCGGGCATAGTAAAATTTTTAATGTGGAATATTTCAGATCTGTCATAAGTTTTATCATCAATGCGATATACAATTCTACCTTTATCTCTTGTAACTTGTACGCGATCAGGTGCAACAGGATAAAGACTGTCCGGATAGCCATTAGCTCCCGGCTCACCTAACACTGCAATATAATTACCATCCATCAAAAGACCAGCGGCCATTGCAGAAATTGTTTCCATGCGTGTTTCTGTTGGATTAGGCCGCGCTAAAATATTTGGCTTAGGCATAATTTCTTGACCATTGCGGTATGCGCAAAGATCTAATGCACCAATAGCATCTGCAATAAGTGAGATACCGCGATAGATTGCAGGTATGCCTAATGCAGTTCGGCCATCTACATAAGTACCTGCATAATTGCCTTCAAAAAATCTGCCAACTCTACCAAGTGAATCTACATAGCCAGATGCCGTATAAGCAATGCCGGGTTGTATCTGCCTCTTGAGTAGCTTGCCAAGCATTATTTACCTCTGACCTCTAAAGCAATGCCGAATAAAATTAGAAATACGCCGCCTAATAATACTGCACTAATCAAGTTAATAGATGCGACACCTAAGACTAACAGTAAAGATCCTGAAACTTGTAATATGGTTGATAAGTATTTCATTAGTACATCTTACTCCTTGCCACTGGTCTATCCTCTATTTTGGTCACTACTCCATAGCGTGCCAGTGTTACCGCTACAAGTGGCGTGATGTTTGTTGTACTTTGTCTATTCCAAGCCCATGAGTCACCTAATGGTCTTTTTGTTGATCCCATGATTGCAGCTCTTAAGTTTGGATCATCTATATGACAAATTGTCCTAGCTTGTACTGCATCATAGAAAGATCCACATGCTCTTGCATAATCACGCAGATGTATGGCCATGACACCTATCTCTTGTTTTTGTAGTTCTGCTATTAAAGAAGCTGCCGGTGAGCCTGTGTC